CAGTGTAGGCGCTACCACTAAAGTATTTGTCATTCATGTCTTTTAATCCGACGTTGACAACCAAATTATTCTTGGTCGCTTCCCATTTAAGGACGCCGTCTTTGTCAAAACATTGGACAGTGAACATACCACCGCCTTTTATACCATCTGAGGCGCCAAGATTTGATTGGACTGTAGCGCCTAAAACATCTATCGCATTTGCTTTACTAGTTAACATCATAAACTCCTTAGTTGAGGCGGATAATCGCCGAAGTACTTGTATTAAATATATTAACAGATCACCTAATTCAAGACACTATTATTTACATTCTTTTTACGCAATACGGATAATGGCATTTGTTGCGTCTGCCGTTGGGAAAATAATTGTAAAAGTACCGTTAGTGGATGTTTTTGCGCCACCAAAATCTAAAATGCAAACGGCAGGGTTGGTGTAAGTATGCGTTGGGGTGCTGTTGTAGATTAAAGCACCATAAGCAGTAATCGTAGCGCTTGTAAATGATATGTCTAAAAAGCTAGTGAGGGCAGTCGTGCCACTAGAAGTAGGGGATACTTTTGTCAAAATACCTCCTCCTGCAACATACGATCCAGAGCTCGCTATTTCATTTACAGTGGTATATGCCGTAGTTGCAGCGGTAAATGAGGCATTATTGTCATATAAGGCAATCTTAACTACATCCCCTTCCGCAGGGCGAAAGTCATGAACACCTTCAAGGAGCTGAACCTTGAAGCTTGTGCACATGAAGTTTCCTAAAAAACTCATAGCCCTGCCCCTTTAATATATGTTTTTTGACCTATTTTCATGGACCAGGGCTCTCTGACTTAATTGGCACGCGGATCATACCATCTCGGTACTCATCGCGACGGCGACGACCTTGTTGCTCAATACCCAATCCTTGGACAGCCTGTTTATAGCTGTTTTCAAAGTACTGGAGCATCTCTAATGGACCTTTAGTGTAACTGTATGCTTGAATTAAACACGCATATAGCAGCGCTTCAGGCGCATTTTTACTAATCCAGGTTGTCTGATTTTCAGGGGATAACTGTGTTGGTCGATAAATATACCCTAACTCCACCACAAAAGACGCATTTGGTGTAGGAGCTAAATAGAAAGTGTTTTGATCCCAAACAGCGTAATACTTTGGGACCCCTGTCTCTGTCCCATTAGGCCAATACTCTTTCATAAATGACGTGTCACGGAAATCAAGAAACACTTGTCCTGTCCCCGAAGTCACCATGATATATCTGTGCGTTAATATGTCAGTTGGAGCAGTTAGAAACTTGTTGTTAGGTGTCGTATTAGCCGTAGCCTCTAACTTAAAGACATCCAAGTCAATGTCACGCAGAATACGGTTTTCCGCCATAGTAATGAACGTGTTTATTACCGAAGGAGAGAATACGTTAGCATCTACCTCAGTGTAATTGCGTAAGTTTGTAACGAGTTCGTCGTATGTCATGAGGTCACCACCGTAACTGATCCAACACTACCAACCCCCACCACCGCTTTAGCAGGAGGATAGGGCTGCATGTTTGTGCCACCATTGGCGCTTCCCAAACTTTGGAACGCGGAAAACCCAGGCGCTCCAACAAATACTGAAACTGGTTCAATGCGATCTGGGCGAGGATTGCGCAATGCAATCGCATCGCCTCGGTACTTAAGCGGATCAAGTTGTGGCTCTTTTGGCTCATAGTCTTCAGGACAGACCATAAATCCGCGCCAATTCTTGCGCAAAACGTTATAGTCATAGCGTTGTCCGCAATAATCACAGAGGGCGAGAGAGTATTTGCCTGTTGCATATGCCACATTAATATCCTACGTCAGGAACAAAGTGAACACTTGCTGTGTCGCGATCCGCTAATGCAGCCCTTTGAAAATCCTCTTCATATATCTGCTTTAATGCTGCAGCACGCTCAGGTGCATACTTAAGAGACAACATATAAGCCAGTCCACTCGCCAAGCAAGGCAAGAACCTGAAGTTCACGTCTGCTGTGTTCGTGTAGTCCCCTGCATCCTCGATGCGACGAATGCGGTAGTAGACAAAAGTGTAGTCTTGATCCGCTGCAGGATATAAAAACACCGTCGTTGGGTTAGCACGTTGTACATAGTACTGTGAAGGGCGTGCCTGGGTCGTCTTATCAGGTACATTTAAGTACTCTTCACGACTTATTCGATCAATCGTAATGTCTGTAGAAGGACCAGAATTTAAGAGTCTTACTACAGCTGATAATACATTCACTGTGTCGTCCGCCAGAACCAGTTCTCTCGACCCTTGGACCAAGGGAAATGTGGCTTGCTCAATTGTCCAAAGGTTTAATCCCCTGCTTGCCCAGTCTAAAAATAAAAGGTTCAAGGACCGCCGAGCGCTAGTTAGCTGATAACCATTGGTCATCCGCATCCCGCATCTCTCAAAACTTTCTTCTACCAGGTCATCGATCTGGAGATTAAAGCTCGTTGTCCCTGAAGTTGTCATTTTTTATTGTCACTATAAAGGTTGTCAAATGTCACCGTTGGGTCCATGTACGTATCGTCCTGCTCAGCGCAGTGAATCCACTGGCTAGGCTTGAAATCAGGCGCACCCTTGCCTGTTTCCCAGAACGCAGGGCTTGTTACTCTCACCCGATTGTTGGGTAAGGCCACAATGTTCCCTGTCCACTTGCCCGCATCCGTCAAAACCAATACATGGCTTTGCTTGTGCTGCGCGGGGCAGTCCGCCACTTCGCTTTCGGCATAATCCACCGTAAACATGTAACGACCTGTGTAAAACTCCCCACCGATCTTACACAACCACGGACTAGGCGACGTGCGTTCAAATTTAATCACAGAGTGGTGATGCGACGGACAATCCCATGGTTGAACAGCGTGAGTGGGCATACGTTCTGGCCACTCCTCCAACGGGATGTCCCCCACCAATGCTGTGATAGGCATACGTGCCCACATTGCACCACCATGAACGTTCTCAGAGTCATCCGCGTTGCTTTCACAACCCGTGAACACCAACTGAAAACTCAAACAACGGTCGGGCATTGTGGTAACAGCAACGGCTAGAGCGTGCAAATACTCACCTTGATACTTCTGGTGCATATTTGTAAACTCTCGCCGAACCCAACACTTAAAGTAAGGTATGTTGCTGTTTAAGTAGGCCATTATTTACCTGACTTCTTCTTTTTCATTGCACCACCCATTGCAGCGCCTTTTGACTTCATTGCAGCACCGCCTGCAGCATAACCTTTAGTCATCATGCCACCGCCTGCATAGCCTTTAGTCATGCCGCCTTTTGCCATCATGACGGGACCAGTTGTTTTGCTGGTTTCCTTCATCATTTTGTTTTTGGGGCCTTTTTCAGCCGCACCGCCGCCTTTAGTTGCAGCACCCATTCCACGTTGAGCCATGATAATTACCTCTTTTTAGCTGTTTTAGCTGATTGAACAAACGCCTTTTTGGTCGGCGCTCCTTTGCTACCTACTTTTCTCATTTTTTCACCAGAACCCGCTTTAATGCGCTCTTTTTTTGCATTAATGTTGGAATATAATCCAGGCTTAGCCATTTTTAGCACCTTTTTCAATCATTAACCTGTCTATCTTAAGTTCTAGACGGTCAAATCTGTCCATGAGTTGTTGCATGTCTGCTCGAAATTCTTGTCGAGTAATGTGATCCCGCGCCACTTCTTCACGCGTGCGGTTCAAAAGTGTTCCCAGACGTGAAATCTCGTTGAATTTATCACGCATAATATAAGCCAACACGCCAAAAAGGATGGTTAGCACTATGTTCCACACTGTCATTTCCATCGCTTAACACTTCCATCGTTTACGTGCTTGTCTCAATCGGCTATTTGGATCCTTTGCCGCCCTAGGATGCTGCTTCATCTGGCCTTCTGAACGTGCGCAGTAGGATTTACGGCGCTTGGCTTGAGCCGGTGAAGGTTTGTCTTCCGTCACGGCCGTCTTCAGCTTACTGCCGGGATTGGCTTTGCGGTAGGCTTTTACACCCTTTTCCGACATACCTGCTCCTGTTTTTGTCGGGCGAAAATTTCCAGACTTAACAGAGGTTTTTATGCCCATCCCTTTTGAGGTAGCCATGGCTTACGCGGCAGCGCCGCCCTCGAACATTAAAGTAACACTGGTAACTTGAACATCTGCCACGTCCACGAACACACCGGCGTCAAATAAGAAACCTTGTTCTGGGATATGGAGGTCATAACCGCCCGCGGCTGCGGGGGTGGTAATTGTAACTAAAGCGGCGGCTGCACCCGTTGTGCCATTCTTCAACGAAAACGAAGAGGCAGTGCCCGTGCATGTGAAATAAAGGCCCCTGACTCGAGTGCGGCCAGAAATAGCGGCACCGTCAGCGATCTTTGTGACTGCGAGGATATTGCTTGCGCTCATCATTAGCTCCTTGTAGGTTCAAATCCCCGCCGAAGCGGGGGAGCTAATTAGCCTGCTGAGATTGTGATCGTGCCAGCGTTGTTCCACAAAGCACCAACCACTTCAGGGTCAGCCGTTGGGAGAATGATGTAGCCCGTCACGTTACCTGTGACCGCACCTGTAATAGGACCTACGAATCCACCGGGCGAATTTACTGGGCCTGAAAATGTAGTTGAAGCCATGATAATTCCTTTGTATTTGCAGTACATCGTCCTATAGTCTCTGCATCGTCCGCTGGGCCGGTCTATAGGACTGGGTTTTCCCAGTGCTGGTGTATTTATACTCTGTTTTTACGCACGAAGCAACTAAAATAGAGTGCAAAGGGTTTAACTGGAGCGCTAGCATGAAGTTTAGAATTCGGCAGTTGAATATCCGTGTGTCTGAGAACCGGACCGTGCTTATGTACCTACAATCAAAATGCCTGCCCGCAGACAAGCCCATGGCAGTCGACAGCGGACACTGGTGG